GAAGTACGCATTCAGGGCGTTGTAACGGTCGATCTCCAGCGTGGTCATCGCCTGCGCAGCGGGCTTGATGTTTCCGCCAACGCTCGGGCCGCTCGAAACGCTCGAACCTAGGCTAGCGCGCTCGTATTGACCGATGAGCGCCAGTAGTTCGCTCTCGGTCATGCCGCGCTTGTCAGCTTTCTCAGCCATTGCTTTCCTTCGGTTTCGGGCCGGGCTTGCGTGCAGCAAGTTGCTCACGGAAATACTTGAGCGCATCGCGCAATGCGTTTAGCTCGCCATCCAAACCAGAGCAACGCGCTTTCATCTCGGCACTTTGCTTTTCCAGTTCTGCAACGCGCGCTTCCAGTGCAATGCTCACTAGACCACTCCCAATTTCGGATACTGCAAAGGTTTCATTTCCTGCGGCTCTTGCCACACAACGCAGCCAAGACCGAACGCATCCGATCCATGGCTTGACCAATCGTGCTCAGGGCCAAGACCAATCCCGCGCTCCAAATCTCGCTTCTCGTGATACCAACCCAGCGCAGCGCGTCCGGCTTCTGTTGCTTGCTCGTGGAATCTGATCTGCGGGAACAGAACGCGTGTACGCTCAACGCGGGACATCGCAGCGCCACGCCCTTGATTCGGCACAACAGTCACGGAATAGCCAGCCTTCTTAAGCGCCGACTCATAGGACACGTCATAAACCTTGTCTTGAGTCGAGCCATCGTGAGGCAGCCAGAATTGCGCTTTGCTTGGCTCGTAGCCTTGCGACCGACACCACGCTAGGTGCGCATCAATCGGCTGTCCTACGGCCTCGTAGTAGTTCACAACGCGGATTTCTCGGCCAATGAACTGCATCGCCCAGATGGCGAATGCGTCCGCCTTTGAACCCGTACCGCCGATGTCGCACATCAGGCGAATCGTCATCAGCGGATCTGCGGGGAAGAACCCAATCCGGCCTTCCTCTTTCGCTTTCTGCAGATGCTTGGCGTAGTACGCACCAGCCAGCGCGGTAACGTAATCGCCTTCCCAGATGTGCGGATACTGCTCAGGACGCTCTTGTTGATCCCGTTGCCGCTCGCGCTCCAGCTTGGCCGGAAAGCGCAAGTTGTCGCGCCAGTTCAGTTGCACAACCTTGATGAGTGGATCGCTTGAATTACGGAAGCGCAGTTCAACCGGGGCGGTCTTTCGTGCCGGGTTCCACGTCACCCACAGTTCAGCGTTCCATGCGTCTTTTCCGTCTCCGCCTTCCTCACGCAATGTAGGAAGCACGATCTGCCACGCCGCATCTGTCACCGGCTCGGCCTCGTCCACCCATAGCACGAGAATGCGCGCCTTGGACTTGATGGACTGCACGGACTTATCCAGCCCGACGAACGCAAATGCAATGCGCCCATCACGCGACCGGATGTAGGTCTCGCCAACCTCGTAATACTTCGCTAACGCTGGTTCGCTCTCAATGGCGCGCTTGCACTCATCAAGCGATGAATCAGCTAGTGAGTTCATGTATTGCCGACCGCAGACCAACAGACCAGAAACGCCAGCTTGTCCGTACCGCATGCCCATAACCGCAAGCATCGTGGCGAAAGAGCGCGTCTTAGCGCTGCCGCGCCCGCCGTATGCTCCTCGCACATCCGCTGGCCCTTGAAACACAGGGATTAACTTTGCGGGCATCTCAATCCGTAGCTTTGTCATCCTCTGCTACGAACGGGGCTAGAACGAACTCAGTTACCAGCTTGAGCGGCGAATCAGCATCGCCACCAACAGTCAGCGGCAACAGCTTCGGGTAGATCGTTCCCCAAAACACACGCTCGTTTTGCGGCTCCTCTTGCGCCCATGCGACAAGACGATCCACACCACCTAGACGATCAGCCGCCATCGCAATTGCTTCTTTGGCCGCCATCGTCGTTTTATTCAGAGCGCCTTTCGGTCGACCCTTACCAGCATTCGGAGGAGTCCGCTTTGCTGTATCTGTCCCTATTTTTCTATCTGCCACTCTCAGCCGCGCCCTTACGGGTAGCGCTCCAAGTTAAGCGTTATTCACTTGCCAAGCTTTTCGAATTCAGCGTGGCTCTGCGGGTGTTGCACTTCGCGCGGGCCAGCATTGCCGTGCTCGCGGTTCAGTACTTTGTTTGCCTTTGCGTCGATCTTTGCTTCTTGGCCTTTCGACATGCGGCCTTCGTTCACTGCTTGACTGGCGCGGGCTTTCGCGTTCGCCGCGTGGCTTGCATCTGGCACGGGAAAGCTTCGATTCGGCCCCGCAAACTCAGTCTTCGGCATTGCCTTGCGTGCCTTGGTGGTCAACTTCATGATTGGTTCCAAATAAGAAGCCCCGCCGGTTTTCGCCGGCAGGGCGTGAGTGGTTGGATGACCAACCTTGGAGGAGACACTCAATTTGGGAGCCAGACCCAGGCCCAGCGCTAGGTATGCGCCGTAAAGGCAATGCTGGCGGATCTGGCTACCGAATTGGGCTCAACATCTCGGGCGTCACAATCGTTCTTGCGACTTGCCCGTATTTCTCGTGATACGTGATTGCTTGTGCTGCACGTTCTGAAATCCAGCCGCCGCGAGCTGCATATGCGTCTCGCGCTGCAAGCGTTGGATGCTGAATGACAGTCATCCCGGCGTATTCCTTTTCGTCCACATGGTGGCGATGGCCTGTATGGCAGTAACGCTTCGTCGTCTGGCCCCACACCCAGGCAAACTGCGCGGCGAACAAGCCCGGCAATTGCTCGTTCTTAACCTTGTGGCCGTGGTGGAACGCAAGCATCGTCTCGCCGTGCTGCACAACGTAGAACGGCAATTCAGATGCGTTGACAGTCAAGCGCGGCTCATGCTCGTAAAGGGCTGCAAACATCTTGCGCATCCACAGGGAGCCGCCTTCATCATGGTTTCCCTCGCATACCAAGAGGTGCACTTCCTTGTGCTTCTCCAGGGCATGCGCGATCAATTGACGAATCACCCGGATGGCGGCATCTACGATCTTTGAATACCGGCTGTCCGTGTCCAGCACATGGTGATGCGCCGGTGTCACTGGAAGCAATCCATCGGTGTGCAGGAAATCGCCCTGCAGCGCCAATACGCACTTTTCTGCTTTGGGCGCCGATTCCACCAGATGTAGGAACGCGCTCAGAAGGGTGCTTTCTGCGATCTTGAGATCCCAGTCAGCGCCCCCTTCCTTGTGCCAAGCCAGCATGCCGAGGTGATAGTCCGTGAAAACCACCAGATTGCACAGGGCACTATCATGCTTTCCAACAGCCGGGACGGCCTTAACGCGCGGCAATTCAGCTGCCATTGCCTCAAACGCGGCTTGCATCAACTCGGCTTGACGCTGTGCATCAATGCTCGATTTGACCCACTGCAACCTAGGCTTGCCGAACTCGTCATACAGCGTAGACGTGCCGCGAACCTTGTAGCCCTCTGGCACGACATGATGCATATCGTGCTCGGGGCTGAATCCGCGCTTGGCTGCTTTTGCTTTCAGGCGGCCCATGGCCTTGCTGACCGTGCCTCGTGACACTTGCAGCACATCTGCGGCCTTGCGCTCACTACCGTGCTTCTCGATGGCGTCTAGGTATTCAACCTCGCGAGACGTCGCAAAGTCACGCAGAGTAACCATCAGGCGTTCAGCTTTGGCGCCCAGCAGCCGCACCACTCAGCGGCCACAATCGGCGGGAACACGCTTGACGTATTGCCTTCCTCGTCAATCATTACTTGAGGCGGGTTGCGTCGGCATGTCTCGTAACCTTCTTTCTCTTCTTTGAAGTACCGGCAATTGCCACAATGGGCCACGGTGTCAGCCTCTTTTTGCTTCCGTGTCGCCATCTGGAACCCCAAAGAAAAAGCCCGCTCTGGGCGGGCACTTGATTAGACCGGTCTACGCTTGGCGCTATAAAACGCGCCGACACGAAGCGAGACTATCTATAGACCCCCTAATTCTAGGATCAAATCTCAGGGGTTTTTAGAACTCTTTTGTCATTTATTTCTGACGCTCCATGCTGGACGCCGCCATATCGTTCATTCGTGTGGATGCGCCGCAGAACTTTCCCCATCCTGACGGCTTCTCGGGCAAACCTGCGCGCCCGATTGACTACCGTATTCAGTGAAACCCCTTGGTCAATAGCTACGGCCTTGCGCGTCTCCCCGGAATACCAGAGACAAGCAAAGCAGCGTAGATCTTCGCCCTCTGGCTCGTTCTCGGCCATCGCGTGAATCGCCATGTTTAGAAAGGCAAGCTCCTGGGAAAGCTCTGCATCAGGCTCCGGCCGCATTTTGCTGGGCTGGAACCTGCCCAAGACATTGCCCTTCACATGGGGCGCATAGATCTGTTTGGACCGGCACCACTGAATCCAATCCATACAGCGCGCGTCCAGCTCTTGATCGTTCATCTTCCCTCCCTAAAGACACGTACCGTCAGCGAATTCTCCGAAGCCCGGGCTTTCGTCCATGCAATGCTTTTGCGATGCTCCGCTCCACGCCTGGGAAGCCCGCACTTTCCAAGCCGCAAGTAGTTCGCTGAAGTCGTACCGATCCACATCGTTCTTCAGCGGCACATAGGACAGCGATGTGCGCCGATACAGCAGGGTATTGCCGCAAAAGCTTTTCCGTGGGGCAGGAAACTTCTCGACCAAGCCGCGCTTTGCCATAACGCTCAGGGTTTCGCGGATGGATGACCGCGAGCGATTCATACCTTGCGTTACCTCGTCGCATGTCACGACTTGCTTCCCAGTGCGGTCAATATATTCACAGACCGCTTTGACACTCGCTTCTGCAATAGTCACTTCGCCACCTCGATCAATCCACGCTCCATCAACTGCACGTAGGTGCGCGAAATGCATTCAAACTGCATCGCCCGTCGTTGCTCTTTGCTCATGTCTTTTCCCTGATCCAAAGCTGCATGGCACGACGGACACAAGCTCATGATGGCCGCGTCACTGGCTTTGGTTCCCATCCCTTTCCCGAACTCCTGCAGGTTGGCATGCGCAGCTTGAACGCCATGCGCGCCACAGTTGACGCAGCACAGTTCGTGGACGACGCCGAGAAGGTCACGGTTGCGGTAGGTCATCACATGCCTCGCATGAAGCGCCGATGCGCTTCCCAGTCGATGGTTTCTGCCGCTTCCTCAGGTGCCGACTGCAGATGAACAAACGGACCTTTTTGGCATATTGGGCACACATATGGGCCGTCATTTTTTACCAACTTCACAATGCCATGTGGTGTTCCGTGTTGCTTCCCATCGCAGCCAGTAGCTACCGGCTCGTTGCCTGCATGTATATCTGCATTCTTGTATGCATCGGACAAGGCTTTAGCCGAATCTTCTGATAGCCAGGTTCCCATTACTCCCCCCACTCCACCTTGACCGTCGCAATGCAGTCTTCGCCGTGCAAGTGGGCAACCGCTCGAGCTACTCGCTCAGTCGGATGCACGAACCCACGCACTTGTGGTGGGTTGCCCGGATGCCCTCGGTAAAGATTCGCCCAGCCCTCACGATGCTCCATTTCTTGCTTCATGCCAGCCTCATGCAGTTCCCATGGAGTGAGCGGCATTAAGGCGTTGCGACTCAAAAGCAGCTTCATCCAAGAGAATTGGTTGATCCAAGACCAAAGTTTCATGGCTAGTTCTCCAGCCCGCACAGGAAATCCGTGCTGCAGTCCAGTTCCTGCGCAATCACAATCACCTTGTCGACTCTTGGTAGCACGCGCCCTGATTCATATTCTTCAAACGCCCTAAGAGCGATACCACATCGGTCGGCCAACTCGACCCGTCGCATCCCGCGCTCTTGTCTGGCTTGCTTCAGGCGCTTTGCAAACACGTTTTCCATGATTACCTCCCAGCCAACCTAACGTGGCGAATCCATGGGCATTTACTTTGTGAGTGGCCGTATCCGCCGCAGCGTGTGCACCACATATCAGCCTCCGTTTTTCTTCAGCTCTTGAACGGCCTCAATCACTTCTGAAACATGGTTGCTCTCCAACCCATACGCGGTGACATCCATTCCAATGCTGGGGTAAGCCTTAATGCCCAAATTGCGACGTAGCTGAAGAATTCCGGCGCTTGCCAAATTTCCAGCGGCTTTGGCTTTTTCAGTTTCAACTCCAGCGGCGCCGATACCAAGAAAGTATTTGAAGGAACCATAGATCGCCCCAGCCATGCACCCACCCCAAGTCAGGGTAGGAATTAAGCGGTCAATTACCAGCCACCAGATAAAACCGGTTTTTGCCGACTCACCCATCGTGGCCAGTGTTTGCAGAATCAGTTTTAGTTCTTCCATCTCTTCCTCCTAACTCACATCCCTAACCACACATTCCCACCGGCCTTTGCTGTTCTTTCGCCAGCCGTGGACCCATATTTGCCACCCCGCTTCTCTTACTGCTCCTACGTTTTCATGCTCTGCGATCTTCCTGATGCGGGCCGATAGATTGGAGTAGCTTGTTGTCTGCACGCCTACCGTTTCACCGGGCTTGATCGCTAGCAGGTCGATAAAGCCGAACAGATCAACGCGGATTCGCGCGAAGCTGTTCCAATGTTCGACAATCCAAACCTTGTACCCCTGCGACTCCAATAGGGCTTTACTGCGCTGGGTGGGGCTGCTCACAAAAGAAACTCCCGGAGTAGGCCACCAAACAAAGTAGGCGCGACATTTTCAATACATAGATGGGCGCATTCCTTTTGGCGTAACTTGATAAGATCAACCGTAAGCGCGCAGATTTCATGTAATTGCGCTGCATCTACATTTTTTCTTGCGTAGCTGACCGCACCGCAACTGCATGGGCCATTCGGATAAGCAGGCATGTTGTGGACGGCACAGTCGCTGCTATGGAGCAAGCCGCCAACACAAGCACCGCATTGACAATGTTCCACGTTCATATGGCTCATGCTTCTTACTCCTCACCCATTTTCTTTGTCTCAAATTCGCAGAATGTTTCAGGCGAGTACATCCCGCGCACCAACTCTTCAGCAAGATGAGCGCTATTCGCCTTCACATGCAAATGCATGCAAGCACGCGAACTGAGATGTTTGAGAGTGATCGTCACGTCGTACCAATTCAGTTCCCAATCGTTCATGCTTCCTCCGGCGCCCTAAGCGCGCTTTTTGTTAGGCGTATTCGGTTCTGATCTGGCCGAAGATACGGCGAAGTTCTGTGATTGCCTCATGGATCGTTCCGCGCTCGTATTGCATCTCGTAATACGGATCAACTTCTTCGCCCCGATCAGCCTTAACCCAAGGCGGCAACATAGTGCGCGTGCCGTAGCATTGAGAACCTGTCACACGCAAAACGCGCCAGCCACGCGAAAGAAGCACTGCATCTCGGTCAGCGTCTTTCTTTGCATTGTGAAAATCACGACCATCACATTCCAGCGCGACCTTCTTTACTGGATTCCCAAAATCAACGAAGAATTTGTCAATAGGAAATTGAGGCCACATCGGCAGACCGTATGAACGAATCTCGCACCATGCGTCATCTTCAATGGGCGTAAAAATCTTCATCCAATCAGCAATCATGTAAGGATCACCACGCATCCAAGACCACTTCCCAGCATCAACGGCGCGTTGGTATGTGCGATACGTGGTTCGGAGCTTGGCAAAACGCAGAGAAAGAGATTCGCTTCCGTCCACGTATCCAATCGGGAACTCAAATGCTGTTTCCATGGCATCAGCAAAATGGCTGGCGCTAAGACGCACAAGACTCATGCTGACTTCTCCTGGAAGTTAGAAACTTGCTCCGCAATCCAGCGTTTTTTATCCGTGACGATTTGCCGTTCAGCGACTCGCTCTTGCTCCGCCTTGGCCGCTGCAGCCTCGCTGCCAAGCTTCAACTCAGCCATCGCCTCCTTGAGTCGCTTCAAACCTTCAGGACAGCCCTTGTCGTCTGTGTGGTTCGGCAGGAGCGCTGCAACTTGCGGAGCGGGCAGCAATCCTTGACGGCGCGCCTCAGACAACGCCACATCACGCTTGTGCTGATCGGTTCCCAGCGACGGCCACCACTTGGCCGGGCCGGTTGAGGCAGAAACCTGACGCTCGTAGACCTCTTTGAACGCCATTCGTGCACCGACCTCATCGCCAAGATCAAAAATCGGCTTTGCAGCACCCCAAGCAAGCGCAATCTCATCGTTCATCACAACCGTTTCAGCTTCATCGCATGCACGCACCGCGATAGACCACGCCTCCTCCGGGCCGGGGCGACCAGACAACTCAGCGGGCCGCAGGATCGCCAGAAGCTGCGCGATGGTCGGAGGAAACTTCGGCTCTGCCTGGATGTGCTTTTGGCATGCATTGCGCACGGCCACGATGTCAAACTGAGCCAGCAGCCCCCACCACAGGCGCAGCGTTTCTGGCAATGGCGCCTGACGCCCGTAGTTGTCGAACATGGCTCGCACAACCTGCGAGAACTCGGCTTTTTCTGAGTCCTTCATCGGATCGTCTCCATGTCGATGGTGTTGCCGTCATCCGGCAATGAGCCGTTCAAAAATTCGTTGATGCGTCTGTCGCTTTCGGACTGCCGGGATAGGGGCGATGCTCTGGCGCTCTGCTGGATTCCTTTGGCTCGCTTCCACCATTCGGCCTTGAATCCGGCCCAGTTCTCGCCAACCGCATCCGCGACAGCTTGGGCTGGCGACAAGCCAACCTTGGCCGCTTCGGTTTTCGTCATGGACCATGCACTAGGGGTGAGCGGCAGCTTCTTGGCCTTGCGTAGCGTCAGCCAATCCTTCGCATGCTGGGCATCAACACCATCGGCTACCAATCCGGAAACGCCGATTAGGTCGTCGCGCTCCTTACCTTTACGGTTCACTGACGGTTCTAATGACGGTTCTTTACGGTTAGTCGGCACCTCCTGCGGGGGTCCCACGCATCTGCTGCGGGGGTCCGGTGCATCTCCTGCGGGGGTGTGGTGCATTTGGTGCGGGGGTGCATCTCCTGCGGGGTGCATATCCTGCGGGGGTTGGCGGTACTCTTTTGGCGTTACCGTGTAGCTCGTGTGACGCCCATTTGAGCGATCAGCACGCAAAGCCCCCACTGATTCAAGCCACTTGATTGCGTTCTGAACAGCGCGCTCAGAGAAACACGTGCGCTCAGAAATAGTCGCAATGGAAGGCCAGCACACGCCCTGATCGTTCGCGTTATCCGCAAGCGAAATGAGTACTGCCTTCGGCGTGGGAGGCATCTGCAGAGGCCAGCAGAGGGACATAACAACGGTGCTCACTTAAGCAATGCCTTCACACCCGCACAATCTTCCAAGTCTTGAGCGTCTTGCCATTGACGCGCTTAGTGCCCTCTACGAGCTTTTCGTTGGCTCGCAGATAGCCGTAATCCACTGCCTCGCGTAGGCGCTTCCACACGCACGTAGAGCCGACTGCAACAGCAAGCTCAAACGTCGTCATCGCCTTGATGCGCAAAGCGGTGCAGATGCGTTCGTACTGGGTTTTGGACTTGCTCATGCGGCCCTCGCTGCGATGCCTTGCTGCAAGTAGTCCAAGATCGCCTGACCACTGACGCGCCGGTATTCCTCTTCGTCGCGCTTGGCCCTGATCTCCAACCACTGCTGCGGATATGCGCAACCGCACAACATGCAGAAGCGCGCTAACTTGGTCGCCGGGAAAGGACGGCGCCCGGAAATCAGATCGCCAAAGTGCGGGTAGTGGATGCCAGCGAGCTTGGCCAAGGTGCGCCGGTCGAACCGCTTCAGGCCGGATTCCAGCGCCTTCTCTACGGTCTGCTCAAATGACATGGCCTCTACCTCTGCTTCAGTGAGCCGGTGCGCCTCAACAAACGGCGCAAACATGCGAATCTCCAACTGGTTCATGGGCGCTACTCGCTTCTTGTTATTAGGAAAATTCAATCGCTACCCAGTTGAATACCCACTTGGTTACCCAGTTGGCTGGCGACTAAAAAAGAGGCGTGCGACGGGCACGCCAAAAGGGGGAGATCGTTATGCGGGTTGATCGGCCCAAAGGTCAGGGCGAAGTTCTGCAAGAGTCAGTCGCGGCTCTGCAGCGGCCAGACGTTTTGCAAGCTGCGGCCCCGGGCGCCGATCCCCGCGAGCGCAGAGATACAGATAGTCGGCGGACGTGTCGCAGTCCTTGGCTAGGGCGTCCCGCTCTTGCGGCTTGGTGGCCTGGAAATAGGCTTTGAGGTCCATTCGAGTGTCCTGAATCAATGCTTCATGGACACTATAGCAAAATGCTACGTAAAGTCAATCACCTTGCTCGTATATCAAAAAGCGCCTCATCGCTACCTTCCGGGGCTATGAAGACGACTAGCGATATTCGAAGAGAGAACGCGCGACGCCTGGCCCGTGAGGCGGGGTCGAACGCGCAGCTTGCCCGCGAGATGGGGATGTCTGATTCTCAGATGGGGCAACTGATAGGTGAAAACCCCACACGCAACATTGGGCCTAATCTAGCCCGCCGATTCGAAGCGGTAAGGGGTAAGCAAACAGGTTGGATGGATCTACCCCACGAAGAGGCAGTAATCCAATCGCTGCGCGTTATGCAGTTGGGGGAATTACGCAGAATTGCTGAGGCACTAAGCGATTCGGATCTGTCCCATTGCTTGGCGATGGTCCAAGAGAATTATGCGCATCTTGCGTTAGAAAAAGATCAGACTTTAGGAAAAGTAAACTCGTTAAGCACTTCCTACAGTGGCAATATTGTTGCCACGGCCCCTCATGAAGGTTCAATAACAAAAGAGGGAGAGCGAAGTGATGGGCGAACGACCTCTACACGAATCAAGAAGCCTGAGGAGGTGGTGCCGTCCAGTAGGAAGAAGGGGGTAGAAAGTGCCACGAGGAGCAAGACGCGCAAAGGTCATAAAGCTTGACGCATATAGGAAGGCTGCACGGGAGCAAACGGCCACCTTAGAGATCAAGCTACTAGCAGATGGAAGGATCATGTACGACGTGCCGGACCTGAAGACAGCGCAGGCATTTATGGCGCTCTTGGGTTGCTACGCGGTTGCAGGAGAACTATTAGACACACTAAGGGGGGATGTGCTGTGTACAAACGAACACTGTTGATCGCCGCCGCCGTCTTAATGTCTGGCTGCGCTCTTACCAGAGAACAAGCGCAAGAGATGACATCCCTGGAACTATGCGAGAGGGCATACGCTGGGGCTGGCTTTGGCAACACGGAAACACAAAGAGTAGCGCTAGGGATGGTTGCTGAACGCGGGGATAGCTGCAACAACTACGCAAGCATTCTAGCGGCGCAACAGATCAACAGGATGGCTATGTTCGGCGCTGGCATAGGAATGCTTCAGCAATCCGGGCCTCGACCATATCCGGGGCCAGCGACTACTACTGTGCAGTGCGTACAACAGGGGGTTTTTACTAACTGCAGCACTTACTAGCGCCACCCGCCAAAACAAGATCCCGCTTCGGCGGGATTTTTTTTGCTCTGCAGTCAATCATTTTGCTTGCATGCACTGAATCATTTTGCTACAGTACCTCCATCGACGCACCACACGAACAGATGGAGAAGACGATGGCGAAGAAGAAAGAGCAGGTGGAGCAGGTGGATCAGGTAGTGGTGGCCTACAAGGCCTTCAACAAAGATTTGACCTGCCGTGACTTCCAGTTCGAGATCGGCAAGACCTACGAACACCATGGGAAAGTCGAAGCCTGTTCGTCTGGGTTTCACGCTTGCGAAAACCCGATGGACACCTGGTCTTACTACGACCTGACGGATTCGCGTTTCTGCGCGGTTGAGATGTCTGGCGAAATTAGCCGCCATGCAGATGACTCAAAGATCGCAGCAGCACGCATTACGATCAAAGCGGAGTTGTCGCTTCCGCAGATCATCACCGATGCCATCCAATGGGTGATGAACATTGCGAAGAATGCGGAAGGCGCGGAAACCGCATCGGGCGACTCCTCGAAGCTGGCCGCATCGGGCGACTACTCGAATCTGGCCGCATCGGGCGACTCCTCGAATCTGGCCGCATCGGGCGACTCCTCGAAGCTGGCCGCATCGGGCGACTCCTCGAATCTGGCCGCATCGGGCGACTCCTCGAAGCTGGCCGCATCGGGCGACTCCTCGAAGCTGGCCGCATCGGGCGACTACTCGAATCTGGCCGCATCGGGCGACTCCTC